GTTGAGCCAGTTGCAGCGCTTATTGCAACGCCTATTGCAGCGCCTATTGCAGCGCCTATCGCAACACCTATTGTAACATCCAACGCAACACCAGTCATTGTGCAAGAAAGCAAACTCAACGAGGTTTTACAATTGCCACCACAAACCATCATTATTGATGATAAACCCTCTGTTCGTTTTGGACAGTTTGACACGGTATTTGATTCAGAAGATCCTCAAGGGTCCGATATGATCTTTGATCCAAAAGATACAGATGATTCCATCCCGGAACTAATGGATGATAGTGGTGTATCATTATCGGCTGAAATTGACTTTGATCAAGTGAACAATGAAGAATTAGGATCAAATGATTATGAAGAGTTATAAATGGAATAGTGCGATTACAGCGTGCGATCAATCTAACTGTGTTTTTATCACACGGACAGAATAATGATGCCCGCATGGTTTCCATGGATTTTTGTCGGTGGAGTAATCTTCATTATATTAAGCTATATTGGCGCAAAATATAAGGATAAAGACTACAAAAACATACAATTCTTGCAAGATTTCATTAGTGGTTCTATTTTGATTGCCTTTACTGGTGTACTTGTTCCTGATCTCTTTCCCAAATTAGAATTGCCCACAGCTATGCCTACTGTATTTGTAGGTGGTGAATCTAGTGATCTAGACCTGCTACAAGTAGGACCACCACGTCTAGCAGGAAGATAAATTTATGTATAGTACATAGAAATGCCGACAACGATATATGATAGTTCACAAATTACTGTTCGTCGTAAAAATAAAGCAGAATCCGGCTCCTTTATTAATCGCATCACAAGTACATCCTCACCTAATACTGGATATGCACCACTGCTAGGAATCTACGATCAATCTATTATTAATACTGTTCGTACAGGCCAAATGGCAGATTTTCGTAAAGGACTAGGAGGATCTAATATTATTGATAATGGATGTCCATGTCAGATATTATCTACCGCACCTTGCAATACAAATTAATGTTACATAATAAATTATAATATATCTCTATAGATAGAAATATATTATGACACTAATTAATGGTATAGAAATTAATGATATTCATTACAAAAGTAATGATATTAAGTATGCAATTAAAAATAATGATCCGGTTGAAGATAAATTACATGTGATCATTGTCATTTCTAATCCATGCTTGTATGCTCGTCGTTATATTCTTTTGAAAGAATTTGTGAAACGTATGGAAGAAGAGGAGGAAAATATACATTTGTATATTGTGGAAATGATTTATCCAAAACAATCATTTATTGTGACCAGTGCAACAAATAAAAATCATTTACAACTCAAAACAGAGGTTCCCATTTGGCATAAAGAAAACATGGTAAATCTTGGTGTAAAATATTTATTACCAGCCACTTACAAAGCATTTGCATGGATAGATGCAGATTTAGAATTTGATAGTCCTACATGGGCAATGGATACATTAAAGGTTCTAAATGGATGCAAAGATATTGTTCAGTTATTTAGTCATTGTACAGATATGGACAGAGATGGTTCTAATTTAAATATATTTAATAGTTTTGGTTACAGTTTTTGTAAAGAGAAAAAATACACATTGAAGGGTCTAGATTATTGGCATCCTGGTTATGCGTGGGCCATGACACGAAAAGCTTATGAAAAACTTGGAGGATTATATGATAAGGGAGTATTAGGTTCTGGAGATTTTCTAATGGCTTTATCCTATATTGATAAATGTGATATTGCTCTCAATTATAATTATCATGAAGGCTATAAAAATAGTATTTTAGAATTTCAAAAGAAATCAAGTAAATTGCGTATTGGATATGTACCTGGTGTTATCCGTCATTATTATCATGGAACAAAGAAAAATAGAAAATATGTAGAACGCTGGCAAATATTAATTAGACACCAGTTTTCACCTTATACCGATATTACCTATGATGAAAAAGGTATTATCATACCTACTTCAACGTTTTCAGAGGAATTTAAAAAAGATATTATGCAATATTTTAGAGATCGTAAAGAGGATAATTAAATACCCAATTCATAAATTTTTTCATTTTCTGCTACTTTATTTTTCCATACATATTGTTGAAAAACAGGCTTATGCAATTGATCTTTTGGAACGGCCCCATGTACATCATGTGCAATACGAATATAGAGTTCAAATCCTTCATATTTTTCATCTCCATTTTTATCTTCATAAATTGTTTTTCCATTATCATCCACTGTCCAGCTCCATAGTAGATTATAGAGAGGAGATTTAGTTTCATATACCTTCCATGATCCTTCTTCACTCATGATTGGAATGCCTTTTCCCTTCTTTTTTGATGGTGGTTCATCAAAGAGACCATCAATGAGACTAACCGCTAAACGAGATAAATCAAAGGAAGGATTGGGCATTACTTTCGGTTCATTTGGATTAAAGAAAGGACCAAAATTATATTGATCACCTGCTTCTTGATCAGGCCAATGGTCATCTGATACCCATAGATGCTTTCCTAGACGAAAGATGGAGCGACCAAAATCAATAATACTAAAAATCTTTCCAAAGGTGGGAATTCTCCATACTGTTCCATCTTTTTTCTTATAATAGAGAAACCGCTGTGTTGTATTTCTCCAAAGAATATTATTAGAATGAAGATCATTGTGTGTAAAACAGATTGCACTTTGTAAGAAAGTGAGTGCAGCAATTACTTGAAAGAGCCATGCAATCCATCGTGATTCCCATCCTTGCGACTCTCGTTCAAATCCATCAATTTCATCTTCATCTAGCAGTTCATCCATTACACCTTCTTGTGCTTCTTGTGCGATCATAATAATGGGCATATTAGGAATATCCAAACAAATATCAATATCTAGTTCGGATTCATCATCTGAACCTTCATCCGATCCTTCCTCTGACTCTTCGTTGGATCCAAATTCACTTCCTGAATCAAAATTGCTAATGGATGTAATACTTTTTGAATCTCCCAATAATTGATTTGTCATTTTTTTATTAATTTCAAAGATATCATTGATGTTCTCTGCATTATCTTCAATGGTATCAAATGTAAAAGATGTAACGGACTCAATATCACTATCTAGTTCTTCTAGACTATCTAATTGAACTTCTAATTCTTCATCTTTATCGTCAAAGGGGCATGTGGTGAGTTCTTTATATAATTCTTTAAATTCCTCCATATCCTTAATATGTTGTTCACCGTCACGAATAATGGTTAGTCTAGCGCTATGTGATTGCATTCCTTTCCAAAACCAGCGTGATTGACGATAACTGTCATATTCACCTGAGATATTATATTGATAACTTTTACTGATTCCTGTAAAGGATCCATAGGACAAAATACAATGCGGGGTTAAATCTAATTCTCTGAACCGACTCAGAACAAAATTAGCTACTGCATCTACGTAGGCCTGATTATTATGACTATGAAGCTTAAAAAGAGTATGCTTCCATGTTTTCTCACTCTGAGGAACTAATGGATGCTCAGGGCATACGTATTTCTCTTTTAGAATATCAACAGGATTCAATAAATGTACAATTTTGGTAAAGACATTACATTCTTCAGGAAGTGGTGTATCTGCTTCTATATCAGTTTGGTGTGGTACACGAGTAGCTTTCCAAAATTTAGGATTATCTTTTTCTTGATTTATCCATTCATGAATTGTATATTTTGTAGGGAGTTCCATATTTTTATGAGAAAGTGCAGAATCAGGGATAGGAAATAGATCTAGTGCAGGGTAATACCGTTGCACATGGGAATATGTTGCAAACGACTCTTTTTCATTTTCTGACAAATCACGAGATCTACAAGGATCACGTAAAAGTGACTTTAATACAGCTTTCATCTCCTTCTTTAAAAGACTTATCTGCGTGTTTATACAGCGCACGATTACCAGAGGGTGTACTAGAGTTAATGGCAGCACAAGGCGGTGTAAATGTTAATCTCCGGAAGTTTGTTATGAAGAGCATTCCACAAGATGCTGTGGCTGTATTTATTGGCCGTCGGCGTACAGGTAAGTCTACATTGGTTCGTGATTTGCTGTTTCACCACCAAGATTTACCAATGGGTTGTGTTATTTCAGGTACGGAAGAGTCAAACGGTTTCTTTAAAAAGATTGTTCCACCCATGTTTATTCATGGCGAGTACAATGCGGTTATTTTAGCAAATTTCGTTAAACGCCAAAAGCTGGTAATGCAAAAAATTCAGCAAGATGGTGATAAAGGAATACGGTCTACGATTGATCCTCGTGCATTTATGATTCTAGATGATTGTATGTATGATGATTCATGGACACATGATAAGAATATTCGTTATTTATTTATGAATGGGCGATGGCTCAAAGTATTTTTTATTATTACGATGCAGTTTCCTCTTGGTATTCAACCTGCTCTTCGTACCAATGTAGATTATGTCTTCATTCTAAGAGAACCATACAGGAACAATCGTGAGCGTCTCTATCAAAATTATGGATCTGCCTTTCCTTCCTTTGAATTCTTTTGTCAAATGATGGATCAATGTACGCAGAATTATGAATGTTTGGTCATTAATAACAATACACAGAGTAATAAATTGGAAGATACTATTTTTTGGTACAAAGCCGAAATTCATGGTGAATTTAAAATGGGTGCGCCTGAATTATGGCGGCAATCCGAGATGATGGCACGTTACAAAGATGAAGAAGATGCAAATGCCTATGATCCTAGAAATGCCCAGAAGCTACGTGGACCCGCCATTAATGTACAGAAGAAATATTAACATAAGTTAGTAATATGAAGTACCGTTATAAAGCAAGTACGGTATTTATTATTGTACTTGTATTAATGATACTATATGTGGTTATGGGTAAAGACTCTTCCGAGGGATTTGTGGATGCAGGACGATGCGGTGTCAATTTACCATCGTGTTCAGGAGACCGTGTACGGTGCATGAATGGATATTGTGCATCTGATATTCCGCCCAAACTGCCCCTGTTATCTGATTTACCAATGACACCGCCTACTAAATATTAATCTGATTATTCAGAGTCTCATTCTTAGCGTAATAAAACCTCTCTATTTGCTAGAGAAAATGGCACGGTCTAAATCTATGGGAATTGGCGCAATGTTCGTCCTACTAGTTGTTGTTATCATTTTGTTACCTATGGTGGTGCGGTACATTGATCGTATGGATGTGCATTACAGTATTTCTGGATTTCAAGGATATTCCGATGAAGTGCAAAGTGTTCCACATGTTGCATCTGCTCCTAATGCAACTTATGTTCCTGACCCCAATACCGCATATCTATGCAGTTCTCCAAATAATAGCGGACAATCCTGCCCAGAGGGAACCTTCTGTGATGGTGCATCGCAATCATGCATGAAGAAGACAGTGCCTGGTACATCCGATGCAATGGGATATTATTCATAATTCATTATGAAATTGATTATATTTCATTATATTTTTTTATAAAATAAAAATTATAATGATATTTTGTTATTATTACGAAGAAGGATTAACTACCACGTTTTTTAAATCATCTGTTACTTTTTCTACTGTTACTTCTGCCTTCTCTACCTTCCTCTGAAAAACCAAATCGCCCTTACCGCCAAACATACCATCAAATTGACCAGATGCCTCACTAGCTGCTGCATTTTCGGTTGGCATACCGACCACCTTCTTGGAGTTCTTTGTGCGCTCCTCAAAGAATTGCTCACGAGAATCTTCATTTTCCTTGTATTTCTTCATCAAGTTATTGAGACGATCATTCTGGTATTCTTGATCCTTTATCTCATGGGGCGAGGGATCCCACGGTGTCCACTTACCCACCTCCGCCATAAAGATGTTGTGATACTTATCCTTTGCCTGGAGCTTCTTGGCCTTTAGTTCTGCCTCCTTCGGATTACCATAAACACCACGAACCTTCAAACCACGAATGGAGGTATGACAATCATTTAGCGCATAGAACTCCTCTTCCAGTTTCGTCTTCTGCGTATACATAAAATCATCATATGCTTCTACAATTTTAACCTTGTTCAAATCACTGCGACTTTTCTGAACAAAGGATCCATATGTACCCATCACATTGTCAATCGACAGACGATTCTTACGGCAAATTGCGGCAGCATCAAACTGATCGCCCTTTTCTAGTTCTCGGGCATGGTCGTCCAATTCCGTGTTAATGTTTTTAACGGTATCTACCAAATACTTTTCCAGGTTCTTGATCTTCCAATCCACCTCATAGGCATGTAGAAACTTTTGGAAGAAGAACAATTCCTTTTTATCCAGTACTTTCTCCGGACTGAGGAAACTGAGCAGCACGTAGCGCTGACCAGCAATTTCGGTGTCTTCGTCTAGGAAATCTTCAATTACGGTTGAGGAATTCTTGTCTGTGCTCATCTCTATGGATCTTCAGTTTTAAATCTTTAAACTCCAGCTAGTGTGATGAGTTTTTTTCTTAGTATTCAATATAGAAAATGATGGGCTACGGATTTGCTGAAATTGTTAACCGTGTTATCAAATATCTGATTGAAGGTCTCGTTATCGCCGCTGCCGCTATCTTCATCCCCAAGAAGGCCCTGCCTTTGGATGAAGTCGCTACCTTGGCTGTCTTGGCCGCCGTCGTGTTCGCTATCTTGGATGCCGTGTCGCCCTCGGTCGGTGTCACAGCTCGACAAGGAGCCGGGTTCGGATTGGGCGCAAATCTCGTTGGCTTTCCCGCACGTTTCTAATCACCCATTTTTGAATAAATCTGAATCCATTTCTGAATTTACTTAAAATGGGGCATGACCCCCCTCCTTTGTAACTTTGCTAAAATTCATAAATTATCCAAACTTATAAAATCATCTTTTTATGATTCTGGATTTGTAATCGTATACATAATACTATTCTCCAATTTTGCAATGTGTTTTTCGTAAATAGTCGTCATTTGAATAAATACACATTTTGGCTCAGATGTTTTTAATTGCTCTATTTCCTCTAGTAAATATTTTTTCCAATCATACTTATTTTTCCATACATCTTCTTGACACAAATGAATAATAGAATATCCTTCTTTGATACACCGTTTAATTTTTTCAATATCTTTTAATTGAACATCTTCAGGTGCATTCCAATTGGATACTTGACTAAAGTGTTGCTTTCCATCCAATTCAATTAGAATCTTGTTATCTTCTATTCCAAAATCAAATGGCATAATTTGTCTGGTATCTGCTGTTCTGCACCATTCAAACCGTAATTGAGTCTTACAAGATGGGTACTCATTTCTAAGAAATTTCAAAAGAAGTGCTTCTGTTTTCTTTTTACAAAAGGGACACCAATATCCCGTTAATACATTATATAATTTTGATTCAAACTCTGAAGTACATAAATCGCAATTAAATATTCCTTTCTTTTCAGATCCCTTAAAGATTTGGCGTGGTATGATTGTATTTTTGGAACTCCAACAATGTATTTGAGGATGTGATGCAAAGGATTTATCAAAACATGATTTACAATCATTTTTGTCGCATAATTTTCTATTAGAGCAATATGAACATTGATTTGTACGATTATGATAATGACTCGGTGTTGTTTCATAAATATGTAGGCACATTTTACAAGTAAATTTTATGTTTTTATTTGACTGAATAAATAATTGTCTAGGGGTATATTTATTTAATGAAGACCATACATGACTCATTTCATGAGATGCACATGATTTCTCAAAACAATAGTTACAGTCTTCTTCACATAATTTTTGATTGGAACAGTAAGGGCAGTGATGATCCTTATTGATACTATATAATGCCGATTCAAAAGAATGTCCACATTCCTTACAGTCAAACCACATTTTCTTATCTGACCGTCTCATAATCATTCGTGGCACCACTTCATTTTTAGAAGACCACATCTCGGCCATGGGATGGGATGCAAATGATTTGCTATGACAGAATAGGCAATCCTCTTGGTCACACAATCCATCACTATTACAATATTTACACCACTGGCCATTTGTAACATTGCATAATGCAATTTCTAATTCATGACCGCAGTCTGTACAGTTAAACCAATATTTTTTATTACTACTTTTAAGTACAAAAGATGGTTCTACCTCATTTTTAGAACTCCAATATGCAGCTTTTTCATGTGTTGCAAAGGATCTAGCATAACAAGTCATACATGATGCTACACCGCATAACTTTTTACTAGAAGGTGAACAACTCATTCTAGTCAAAGAAAGTGAAAGAAATCCAATCAAATTTTAGGTGTAGGATTTGGTATAGTTCCAAATATTGTAAATTATTTTTAAAATAATATAAGCATCTCCCAAACATAAAGTCCCCCCACCACATTTCCATCAATGAGCGCCTACACTGCGGTCATCGTTGAACCAAGATGTCACCGAGCGCTATCATTTGTTTTACAAAATATTTTAACAAATCTACCAGAGGAATGGTCCATTCTGATAGTTCATGGCCAGACCAATAAAGAATTTGTAGACGCCATAATCCAAAATGATTTGAAATTATTTCAAAAAAGAATTTTAACACCGATCCAGTTAAAGGTAAATAATTTAACTATTAAGCAATACAATACAATCCTAATGAGCCCGAGCTTCTATCATTGTATTCCAACAGAACAATTTCTGGTTTTTCAAACGGATACTATTATTTTAGAAAAAAACAAATTATTTTTGGATGAATTTTTGAAATATGATTATGTGGGCGCTCCGTGGAGAACAGGTAATGTAGGGAATGGAGGATTTTCACTAAGACGAAAATCCAAGATGTTAGAGATTTGTCATACGATTTGGCCTAGAGATGGTGTGTATGAAGATGTCTATTTTACATGTCAATTAATCGTACCGCTTTTTATGCCGTCATGGGAAGAGGCGAAATCATTTTCAGTAGAATGTATTTTTTGTGAAAAAAGTTTTGGAATTCATGCCGCATGGAAATATATGACGCCGAATGAATTACAATTTTTAATAGAGACATATCCTGAAATTAAAATCTTAATGGATTTACAAAGTGCGCCTACGAGCTAAAAATGCAGCAGAACACAACGGAAAATTAGTTAAATCTCCTCGTGAAATAATTTGTTTAATTTCTTCATGAAGAGTACAATCGTGTGTGTGAATCAGTGTTAATTTTATATCTTTTTTTCCAACCAAAAGGGGTGTAGCCAAAAAGGTAGCTAGACGACCATAATGAATAATATTTCCTTCACGATAATATTTGGCTTGACCGATATGAGTAAAGGTATTGTTTGCAATATCTACACCTTTATCTTGAATAGGAAATCCGTGTTGTAGTTTATGCGACATAGGAATATCTTGATAGACATAAAATGGTGTATGATGGAAATAGGTCATGTGTATGGCGGAATAATACTCAAATGCGGTAGGCAAATGAGAAATAGATTTCATTCGTTGCTCTAAAAAAGAAATATGTCTTGCAAGAAGAGTCATCACTATCTCATAAGAGATTATACCATTTTAAACTATATCCTGAAATATTTTAAACTATATCTAAAAATATTTTAAACTATATCCTGAAATATTTTAAACTATATCTAAAAATATTTTAAACTACATCCTGAAATATTTTAAACTACATCTTGATTTTTGGGCGCTTTTTTCTAAAAAGCGCTAAGCATAGAAAACATCTGCAATCCATCGTGAAACGATTTAATATCTGCTAAAATCTTGGCTGCAAGTGATTTTGTATTTTTCTTCCGATACGATGATAAAACCCATAGTGTACGATTATAGTGTTTCCACTGCTGATATTCTTTGTAATCTGATACAATTCCTACATAAATACTATAGAGTTCTTTTTTGTATTCCTTGTGAGCATCTGTTTCTTTATTAGGAGTAGCTTCAAAGATAAGATGCATCCATTTTAATAGGCGATCCATATGAATTGCATCTAAATCTTCCTCTTCATTTATTTCTGTTCGGGTAATGGTAGGAGCAAGAGGAGCTGAGCTAGAGTAATAGGAATAGAGACGAGAGATGCTAGAAGATAATAGTGGCACGGCAGCCTGTGATGCTAACTGGTAGAGAATTTGGGAGGCCATCTTACTATACTTTAAGCTTTTTATTTTTGAAAATGAAGAGCTTAAATTTTAAAAAATCATAAAAATGGGTGAATTGTAATGCAAAAAATGATAAAATCGCCCTAGACTGTACGTAGATACTGCCACCCTTGATCGCCGCAGATCTTTTGCCACGTCTTGTCCTGTAAGTACAATTTATCACGATTCTTCAACAAAGGAAAACAGGCCAAATATTCATCCATCTCCAACAACTCACAAAATTTGTACAAGACATATCCATAGGACAAGAAATTACGCCGTCCCTTTGGACAATGTTTCTTAAAAGATGGTTGAATCTCACGAAACATGTGCCGCAATTTCTCCTCATCTTCTCGTGACATAAATGGCGCATTTTGTCCATTGAGTCGGTTAATAATATGAGGAATGTGTTCATAATATTTGGAACATTTCATCTTTCTTAAAATCTCACGCAACTTGGTGGGTTTTAGAGAAGACATATTCGTAATTCGCTCTTTTTTCAATTGTACCAGAATGGTATCATAAATATCTGCAGGAATCTCTGTACTTTCCTTGGCTTGAAATTGAGCCAGCCACTCATTAAAATGATTGATTTTCTTATAGGCATAGTAACATACTTCACGAGGAGGATCCTTATAGGATGGCTTATCGCTATCTACTAAAATAAATTCCTGATGACCACATTTAGAACAGGTTAAATTCGCTTCATTTAGACACATAATCATTTCATTGCCACAACGCTCACATAATGTCCAGGGATCATCATATTCCTCTACTGTATTTCTGGCCATAGATGGATCTTCTAATTGCAAATAATCATTAAGGAGCTGATTCCGTTGAAGACCTTTCTTTTCTAATGCAGATTCTTTAACAGTGGTTGATGCAGATGCTGTAGTTAATACAGAAGAACTCATCATAAATGGATCTATATTATTTGTATCATTATCTTGCGCTACTTCTTCTAAAATAGCGAGAATAGAGCCTGGTTTTGCTTTATTTGCAGCAAATACTTGTGTTCCTTGCTGAATTTGATCTTGAATATCATAATAATTATACAGAATATCACCTGTTCTCAAATAATAATCCATTAGTTCTGAACCATCTTCAACCGATTTAATTTTCTTTTCTAAAATCTCTGCATCTCGTTCTAATTTCCAGATTTCAATATCAGAACTAGACTCATTTATTCTTTTTTTCAGATCATCTAGTTCTTGCTTGTATTGATGCAGTTGATCTTTTTCCTCCATCATATTTTGAACTTTTTGATGATGAATCGCATCTAGTGTGGTACGGGCTTCTGGATTGCTGCGTTTTGAACTTTTGACTTTAAAAAAGGCACTGTCGCTCATAGGCACTTATACGGTAAAAGTGAGTTGGTTTTAAACCCTCAGAATGTGATAAATTAAAAATTATTTTTAGTTTATTCACATGTCACCGTAAAACAAATAATATACAGATAATTGTTGAAGAGGCTCATTTACCTTATGTATTTCAATCTCTTTAATTAATTCGGTCATTCTTCTATTCATTTCTGCTTCGTGGAGCTGAAGTATACCAGATGATGTATATTTGAATGGCGAAGGGTATTTCTTATTTTCTAGTGTGTATCCATCTGGATTAAAACGAAGAAATATAATTTTTCGGAATCCAATGTCTTCATACAATTCTACCATTCGTTTTTCCTCGCACGAATAATTTGTATGTTTGTTTTCATCAATTTCAATCATAAGGCAATGTGACCCGAAATCTATCATGATGTCAGGTCTACGTTTAGAACAACCACCTTCTACTCGTTTGTCAAACACCATCGTGATTTCTTCCTTAAAATGTTCTTTTAGCGCATCGGTTACATGATGCTCTTTTAGTTTGTATTTTCGTGGAATGATTGCATCTGGATGCAAAATACAGTAGCAACGGAAGCAGTAGGGCTTCCATTTGGAACCGATGATAGAGACAAATTTACAGTGTTGGCATGCAATGGATGGGGTGCAGGTGATGCATGCACTTTTGCGAGTTTTATGTTCGCATATATTTTTACCATCACAATCCACGCATTGATAATGTAATTTATTATGCTCACAAATGTTTTTTCCATGACATTCTACACAACATGATTTATTATTTTTATGAATACATATTTCATTGCCATTACATTCTACACATCTACTTTTTCTTATTTTATGAATACATATACTACTTCCTTGACATTCAATACACCGTTCTTTTCTAATTTTATGTTCACATAACTCACTTCCATCGCAATCTATGCACCTACTTTTGAGTTTATTATGTTCACAAATACTTCCACCTTTACAATCTATACAGCGACTGCGACGTCTATTATGTTCGCAAATGCTTGCTCCATGGCACTCTATACAATGTTGTTTTATTCGTTGATGACAGCATAAACTTATTCCGTTGCATAATTTACATATACTTTTATATTTTTGATGTTCACATATGGAAGCCCCTTTACATTCTTTGCATTGAAATGAATACTTATTATGTTCACACTTTTTACGAGTGTACTTTGGTTTTTCTTCAGCCATCTTCGGTAATCTATTAATTATTATAGATACAAAACTAATCAAATTTATGATTCATCCGGCATATCGAAATATGTTTATGTGGAGAGTTATTTTAATAAAACAATAGATATCCACGTCACATAATTAACATATATTTTACATTATTTCATATTTTTGAGATGCCTCCGACACTACCCTTTTTTAAAAAATGCGATTTCTCAAAATTATTTTCTTACATGAAGGTATAGAAAAAATTCATGACCGGCGGCGGATTGATGCAGCTTGTTGCCTATGGGGCCCAGGACGTTTATTTGACTGGTAACCCCCAAATCACCTTTTTCAAGGTTGTTTATCGTCGTCACACTAACTTCGCCATGGAATCCATTGAGAACCCCTTCAACGGTGCTCCCAACTTTGGCAAGAAGGTCACCTGCACTATCCAGCGCAACGGTGATTTGATCCACCGCATGTACTTGCAGGCCACTTTGCCTCAGGTGCAGCTCCAGCCATCTGATGGCTCTGGTGCTCAATTCCGCTGGTTGAACTGGATTGGACACAACTTGATTGACTACGTTGAAATTGAAATCGGTGGCCAGCGTATTGACAAGCAGTACGGTGACTGGATGCACATCTGGAACGAACTCACCCAGGAGGCCGGCAAGCAGGCTGGTTATGCCAAGATGGTTGGTAACGTCCCTGAATTGACCAACTTGTTGTACCAGGGTGGCTCGACTTGCGACAACGATTGCTATGGCGGTGAACCATTGACCTCGGAAGTCATCACCTCGTGCGCCCCCATGTACACCTTGTACATTCCTTTGCAGTTCTGGTTCTGCCGCAACCCTGGTTTGGCTTTGCCCTTGATTGCTTTGCAATACCACGAAGTCCGCATCAACTTGGAGTTCAACACCTTGAACAACGTGTGCTGGGACTACTCGAACTCGTCTGACCCCCACGCCATCCGCAACCGTGTCGGCCAATGCGGTTTGGCCGCTGCCTCGTTGTACGTGGACTACATCTACTTGGACACGGATGAACGTCGTAAGTTCGCCCAGGTCTCGCACGAGTACTTGATTGATGTCTTGCAGTACACTGGCGGTGAATCCATCACCTCGTCTGCCAACAAGTTGAAGTTGAACTTCAACCACCCATGCAAGGAATTGGTGTGGGTCGTCCAGCGTGACTCGTTTGTCTCGTGCGATGACTCGGTCATCAACCCATGGAAGGGCCAGCAGCCATTCAACTACTCGGACTGGTGGGACCGCTCCGTCTTGGAGTCTGGTTACTCCGTCACCCGTGTGGAAGGCATGGCTGGCAAGAACCCCACGATCACCGCTTTGTTGCAGCTCAACGGCCACGATCGCTTCCAGGTTCGCGACGGCAACTACTTCAACTGGGTCCAGCCATACCAGCACCACACCAACATCCCAGCTGTTGGTATCAACGTGTATTCGTTTGCCTTGCAGCCTGAGCAGCATCAGCCATCGGGAACATGCAACTTGTCCCGTATTGACAACACCACTTTGTTGTTGACGGTCTCCAACAACGCTGTTGGCACCAACTTGTCGTCCACCGTTCGGGTGTACGCCACAAACTATAACGTTCTACGTATTATGAGCGGAATGGGTGGACTTGCGTACTCCAATTAAACATGGTGTATACGCATTCCGGCAATTATATATTATTTTTACATATTATTATTTTTGTAATATACTTATTTATATTACAAATGTATTATAATCTAATATTGATAATGTACTCATTTTACATGCGTTTATAAAATTGAATCTAAAGCTATTACTAGATAAGAATATAGTAATGGCTCAAGATAATATCATAATATGCAAAGCATTAGTGCAACAAGGTCCTAGAAAAAATGAATCTTGTCAACGTCATCCACAAGAAAATGGATTCTGTATATATCATCAACGAAATTATGAATATGATACTTTTATAAAAGAGGGGAAGAATCCATGTGGTATGTTCTTTAGAGGTTGTGATTTTGAATTATCAATGGATGATAAACACAAAAAACATAAAAACTGTTCATCTTGTCGGAAAAAAAAATATAGCAAAGAATTTCAATGTCAATTTAATGGATGTACATTTACAATTAATAAGGAAGAAGATACATATTGTAAAAAACATATTAGAGAATTATTACGCGAACATGAAAAAAATAAACATATTAAATATTGTGATATTGAAAGAGGATGTTTTCAACAAATTATAGAAGGTAATCAATGTGAAATATGCAAACAACATGATAAAACTAAAATTGCAATTGAGATATCTATGCTTCGTAAAAAACATGATATTACTACAATATTATCATCTTCTACACAATTACAAAAAAAACAAGAAGATAAAACAATATCTGTTGCAGAACTATGGAGATGTGTTCAAAAAAATGCATATTCAAGAGGATTATTATTTACTCTATCTGAATTAGACTTTGAGAGTCTGATTATTAAACCATGTTATTATTGTGGATTTCAATCTTTATCGCGATTAAATGGTATTGATAGAATTGATAATAATAAAGGTTATGTCTTTCAAAATTGTATATCATGTTGTAAAATGTGTAATGTAATTAAAAATATGCAACATCCAAATGAATTTCTAGATAAAGTGGATGCTATTTGTACATATTATAACAATAAAATAACAATTATAACACCACTTATTAAAAAATGGAAATCATACTTGTCAACATCTCCTAGAGCATCATATTCTTCATATAAAAGCGATTCAAAAAAAAGACAAATAGAATTCTTATTATCTGAATCTGAATATAATAAGTTACTGCAAAATGTATGCTATTTATGTGGAATTTTATCATCTGGTGATCATGCTAATGGTATAGATCGTTTTGATTCATTAGTACGATGTTATTCAATTGAAAATTCACGAACATGTTGTGGTCACTGTAATGTAATGAAAGGAATTCTATCATATTCCGATTTTATTGAAAAATGTATTCAAATTCATATACATTCTTGTAAACGTGAAATATTTGATAATGTTCCTATTTATGATAACACATATTGTAGAAATGAGTACTATACATCTGAAGACATTTATAAAATGATGATAACTGGAAAATATATGCAATATATAAAATGGTGTCAAGAAAAAGAAAAAACACCAGAATTTATATCTATGATGAATCAAATACGACATCTGGATGACTTAATAACAAATAAAGATAATATCATTGAACAAATTAAATCAGAACAAGAAAAAGAACGTTCACGAAAAGCAACTATAGATAGTTTAACCGATAAAAAATATATGCAATGTACAACTGTATATTGCTATTTAACACAAGGCAAAAAAGATAAATTTATAGAATGGTATCAATCTAACTATGATAAAACATCCTTATTTGATCAACAATTGGATAATGTAATGAGGCAACTGCCATTGCTATCTAAAGAAAAAGGAATTGAATTATGTAAAAAATTAATGTATGATGAAAAAAATAGAAGAACAATTCAACATCGTAGAGAATGTGACAAACAAGTTATTGTATATTCTTCAGTGATTCTCAAGGAAAATAATCAAAATAAAAATGAAATTATTATACCTCATCAAGAAATAATTGTACAAAAAGTACAATCCATTCAAGATAAAAAAGGTTATACTAAAGTATCTATTCCAAAGCAATGGAAAACCAAACAAATCTATGAAGCTATCAAACAAGATAATGAAAATATTTACAAATTATTTTGTGAACAAAATAATACATTGGAAAAAACATGGGAATCAGACTGGGTCACCTTTGTCCTATCGGTCAAAGGTAAAACAGTACAAGATGCTGAGCCAATCATTAAATCATTTGTAGAAAATCTAAGACGCATTCGGCATAATCAATTATGCGCTAATAAGTTAGATGTAGTAGAACGAGAAGATAGAGAGCAGTGGCCTGCTACTACAGTGGTGAAAGCATTCTTAGAAGGAAAACTAGATCGCTTCAAAACATTTACAGAAGCATATACTGAAGAAAATCCAGAAGATCCTAAATGGATAAAGCGATGGTCTACTTTTGTAAAATCACTAGAGGAAAACAAAGAAAAAGAAGATGCGCTAAAAACTCTTTGCAGTAAATTTATGACAGCGCAGCGAACAAAGAAATACAGACATTCAAAACATATTACTTCTTCCGAATCGTCATCTGTCCCCCACGAACCCCCATCGGCATAATCTGTTTGTAGTAACTAATGAGAAATCCATCAATGCCTTTTTGTACATATTCGGATTTATTATAGTTATCAAAAATCAATACACCGCCTTTTTTTAATTTGCGAAAACTGAGAACGGCTTCTTCCAAAACTTGATTCGCATCATATGTGCCACTAATGTAAATAATATCAAACGATTCATCCTCCAAGGTTGTAATCATTTTAAAAGAAGCGCCACGATGAATCATAATTTTATGCTTATGTTCAGACAATTCTACCATTTCCAAAAAGATATCAAAGGAGGAGGATTGATGACCATTTTCTTGAAAGTGGCTATCAAAATCTTTCCATTCACCGATGCAATGCACTTGGCTACCTGGGTGGGCAGCATAGGAACCGGCTACTGTCAATAGATTCAATCCTTGTTGCGTTCCAATTTCCAAATAACGAATGGGCTTGATGCAGAACTCTGCTACATCCATAGGAGGAGGCGAATACTCTTGTATTGGTTTTACTGGCGGAAGAGGCTTTAATGGCTCTAACGGCTTAAATGTGGGTTGAAAAACTGGTTCTGCAGCAGGTTTTGGCAAAAAAGGCAATGCGCCTTTGTCACGGAAGTGTGGTTTCAAATTATTCCACGAGGACATTATAATCATATGATAGAATCTATTATATGATTATACACACAGCCTTTTTAAAAAAAGGCTCCAAAAATCCAGGGGGCTTTTAAAAGGAGCTTAAAAATCTAGGGGGGGAGTTAAAATGATACATATAATATTTTGGGGCTTTTTTTAAAAAAGGCCATCCTTAAAATTGTTCCTTCTCCGTAGAACTAGATAGCGCTGTGATAGAAGAGTATGTACACTAAATACCATTTAGAGCTAATCAAAAGATTAATCCTAATAACCTACATGAGATTTTACATGTATATGAAACAGTAACAGATGCTATGAAGGAAAATCCTGTAATCAAACGACCAAGTATAAATAAAGCTATATGAGAATATACTATTTATGCAGGATTTAGATGGCTCCAGCTTCACTTCTTCCTCGCAAACAACTGCTCTCCTCGGATGCCGAGTACATCCATACGTTTATGATACCCAGACAAAAATCCGTCAATTCCACGCTGTGTCATATCAGGGCCACCCCACCCATAATCATCAAAAATCATCATGCCTCCTTTTTTTAATTTTCGAAAACTGAGAACGGCATCTTCTAGTACATATTCAGGCTCATGATTGCCATCAATATAAATGATATCAAAAAAATCGTCTGCAAACATGGGAACAATCTGATGCGAAAATCCACGATGAACCGCAATCTTTTCTTTGTGTTCTGATTTCTCTAGATTTTGAAGAAAGGTATCATACGAAGAGGATTGTTCGCCCTTGTATTCAGGATAGTCGTCATAATCTATCCATGGATCAATACAATGCAACTGACTTTCGGCATGTGCGCCATACGAACCTGCCACCGAAAATAAATTTGCCCCGTTAAATGTGCCTATTTCCAAATAGTGAATAGGTCGATTGATATATTCATTGATATTAACTGCACTTAGCCAATTACTTGAAAGTGTAAATTGTATACCAGTAAAATTGGACACCTGTGTAAGTGCAATAGCTTTTATCGGAGATACATAGTTCGAAACAAACGTACTTTTATCACGAAAATGTGGTTTATAATTATTCCACGATGACATATAATCATATCATATATTTTACAATATGATTATAGACACATTTTATTTTATTTTAAAATTGTTCCTTTTCCGTAGAACCCGATAGCGCAGTAACCGACGAGTGTGCCCCTTGAATGACATTTGTAATATCATCAAAGTAGCCTGTGCCAACTTCTTGTTGATGAGAAACGAAGGTATATCCCTGGTCACGGGCTCGGAATTCTGGTTCCTGAACTTTCTCTACATAGGCGCTCATGCCTCGCTCCATATAATCCTTTGTCAAATCAAACATGTTATACCACATGGAATGAATACCCGCCAATGTGATAAATTGATATTTGTAGCCGAGTGCACCTAAATCCTTTTGAAATGTAGCAATTTGAGCATCGGTCAAGTTCTTCTTCCAGTTAAAAGAGGGAGAGCAGTTGTATGCGAGGAGCTTCCCAGGATAAGCAGCATGAATGGCTTCTGCAAAGGCTTTCGCAAAGGCCAAGTCGGGTTTGCCTGTTTCGCACCAGACCATGTCAGCATAGGGAGCATAGGCGAGTCCACGAGAGATCGCCTGATTTAGGCCTTTTTTGGTTTTGTAGAAACCATCTTGGGTTCGTTCGCCTGTGAGAAAGGGTTTGTCATTTTCATCATAATCCGATGTTAACAAGTCCGCAGCTTCCGCATCGGTTCTTGCAACTACCATCAAAGGGACTCCCATCGTGTCTGCTGCGAGACGGGCGGCAACCAGTTTATCAATGGCTTCTTTGGTAGGAACCAATACTTTACCACCGAGGTGACCACACTTCTTGACGGAAGAGAGTTGATCTTCAAAGTGAACGGCAGCGGCTCCTGCACGAATGAGTGCTTTGGTTAGTTCAAAGGCATTGAGAACTCCACCAAATCCAGCTTCGGCATCTGCGATAATGGGGGCATAGTAATCCATGAAGGCCGCATCTCCAGGTAGAACACCTTTAGCGCACTGAATTTGATCGGCACGCTGAAAGGAGTTATTAATGCGCTCAACCATGCGAGGGACGGAATC